TAGTCGTACTGGAGAAAGCCATCGACCAGGCGTTCGGTGAGTTCTTGCGATCTGCGATTGGCTGCCATGTGCGTTCCTTGCTATTCGACGGCGTTCCGGTTTTCTTTTTGTTCCAGCTGGCGCTCGCCAAGATCGACCAGACGCTCTAGGTATTTGCCAATGACCGGTGCGTCGCTGACTGTGCTTCTGAGTGCATCCATACCTCGCATCCCCTGACCTTCTCGATAAGCCGCTTTTTGTGCGTCAGTGACTTTTTCACCAAACAAAATATCGTAGCCAAGAATTTCAATTCCGCCCCTGTGCCAGTTCAATCTCATCGCAGCTTGCTGTCCAAGTGTTAATGGTTTCTGACCTTTCATCTCAGGGTTGGTAAATGTAAAAGATGCGGCTCTTAATGCTTCAGTTAGCATTTGAATTGACTTTGTAAGAATCGGATAAATGTCTCGTGCAAGCACGGTACCAAATCCAGCCCACGCATCCGCCAGGTCTTCGGTCTTTTCAACCACGTCGGCAATACCAACTGCGTCAATGTCGCTGATGGCTAGTTCCAGCCGCTCGGCTTTGTCTGTCATCCGCTGGATTGCATCGCCGCCACCAGCAAAGAATGCCGCCATCTTGTCGCCGCCAGTGCCAAAGATTTTGACGATTGCCGCGAGCCTGTCTGCTGGAGCCTGCAGCCTTGACAGTTCCTCACCGACGACTCGCAGCTGGTCCGACGGCTTCATAAAATTCAGTGCCGCCAGAGTGTCGGCCTCAAATCCAAGCCGCTCAAGTGCTGGCAATGCCTTGCCGATGCCATTTGCGGCATTGCTGATATTGATGCTAAATGTCTTCATCGCTTCGGCGGCTTCATCCGCGCCAAGTCCACCGCCACGCTGCAAGGCAAACTGCATTTTCAGCAGCGAGTTGGTCGACGTGTTCAGCGATTCCGCCAAGTCTTGGATTTTGTCGATGCGTTCGATCTGGTCTGTGATATTGGTGGCGATGGTGGATACGCTTAAATAGGTTCCAGCAATTCCAGCCAGCTGTGCCGCTCCGGATTTTGCTACTGCACCGATTTTCGCGAAGCCACTATTAACGGCAGCAACTGCTTTGCCTGCATTAGATGCCGCGAATTGAATCTGCCTTAATTCCTGCTCAACTTGATTTGTAGCAAGTTTGTATTTTTCCGCCGAAATCATTCCGGTGTCATACAGTTTCTGCAGTTTGGCTAATGCTTTCTGTGCTTTTTCTTCAGGGCTGTCATCGCCCATCAATTTTTTCATCAAGGCTATTTCGCTGCGACTCGCAATGATGCCCTTGGTGAAGTTCTGCGTATCGGCAACCATCTTGTAAGACAGCGTGTGAATTGTCGTACTAGCCATTGCCTAGCCTTTGAAAGAATTCCTGAGCCGCCGCTGGGTCCATTCCACGCTTCTCTTCTTCCTGCGGAAACCAGCCCTGCAGGTAGCCGTAAGCCCACCACTCAAACATCTGGTCGGTCGTCAACTCGTCAGCCACTGCATCGGCATCCAGCCGCCCGCTAATCTCCGAAAGTTTCAGGTGCAGAAATCGGCGGTGATTGTTTCTTAGTCGTCGGATGTTTTTTTTAGCTTGGCTTCGATGTCCTCGTCTGACAGGCCAGCCAGCGACATGGCAACCTCGGCCAGCCTGCTAACCACCGAGGATGGCATCTGCCGCATCTGCGGGAAGTCGTCCTCCGTGAGATAAGTTTGGCCGTCGTCGCCGACAACGCAGAGGCTGACAATCTTTAGCCGTGCGTCCTGCTGCCGCTGCTTGTTCACCTTGTCGCCGGGCCGCAGCCACAGGTCAAACTCCCGCACCCGGAGCGATTCCGGTAGCTCACGCATCTTGACTGGGCCGAAGTCCGGCACGTCAACCGTGACAACCTTAGTTTCCCGTGCTTTCAAAAACTGCTCGCGATTCATCTGCTCGTCCCTTATTAGGTGTTGTAACTATCGAACTTGACTTTGCACCCTGCCGTATCGGCAATGGCGTACAGGGTGACGCTGGCTCCCAAGTGGAAGCAGGCTTGCCCGCCGTTAGGCAGCAGCTTGATCGCATTGGCACCAGCACTGACAAACCGCAGGCTGACGAAGTTGGTCGTGTCCAAATTCGTGGCCACCACATAGCCCGGTACGACATCGCCAAAGCTAATAGATTCTTCGCTGGTGCCGATGTCTTGGCATACACTGCCAGCCCGTGCGGTCGTTTGATTGAACTGGCGCGTCTGAGTCGCCGTGGTTTGTTTCAAAAAGCCGTTGGTGACGGACGCCCCAACAGTGACACTGATTTCGTTGGCCATTAGTCATCATCCTCATCTTTGACTTCGACTGGTTCTGAAACGCTGGTGATCACGTCTGGCGACTTGCCAAACTCGCTGGCAACCAGCACCCGCACCGCTGTCACAATCCAAGGCTCCTGCGATGCTTGCCAGTTGATAAACTGCACCCGGTGATACGGCGGGTCGCCGGTGTAGCCGACCAGCCCGTAGCCGTCGGCAATAATGCTCCGCAGCTGCGGGAACAGCGGGTTGCCGTCTTTGTCTTTTGCTGGATGCGGTGCCAGCCGTACACGTTCTGCCATTGGTTGCTCCGATTAGTTGCCTGCGGTCCATGCTGGCGGGGTGCCGCCGGACCATTTGACGCTGATCTCGCCAGTCTGAACTTGGTTGGTTTGCAGCGTCGGGAACTTGACCCGCGTCACCAGTCCCGTGCCTGCGTAGTTGGCGGCAGTGGTTCCGCCAGGTGCAACCGGCCAAGTGATGGTCACGGTTTCGGCCGCGGTGCTGGTTGCATACCAGCCAGCGGTTCCGGCTGGGTCAAACTGGAATGTCAGCGTGATTTCACCCGGCTCTTCCAAGTCGCCAGCCATGTAGGTTGGCGTGGTGCTGGCCAAGTGGGTGATGTCAACTGCTGGACGGGATCGCTCGCCAGCGTCGATGGTCAGCCAGTTGAATGCTCGGCTGCTGGTTCCAAAGGTAATCGTGCCGCCGTGGCCGGTGTCGATTCGTGTGTTTGGCATGTTCTAAACTCTCCTTAGCTTGTCGCTTCCTGATACATGATGATGTAGTCTCTGCTCACCCAATACCGTTTTTGACTTGAACCGGATACCGGCGGGTCGAAGCCTCGCCGATAGCTGACGTTGCTGGTGACGTTCAGCACCCGCACTAAATCGCCACCAGTGGCCATTGACCCGCGAAACATCTGCAGCGGTGCGAGCCGGACAGCCTCGGCCAAACTATAGGCCGCCGCCGCCGTCACGCCGTAGCAATCAATCTGGATGCGGTTGCTGCAGACGCCGCTGATTCCGGCAAGGTGTTCATTGGATTCACCCTCGAAGATTTCCAAGATTAGGAACGGCATCGCCGCTCCTTCCTTGGCATCGTGGAAATAAATGCGGGCAGCGTCACCTGTGCCAACGACCGAAGTGATCGCCGACTTGGTCTTCAGGTAGATTCGCAGGCTGTTGAGGATGTCAGGCATTCTTTCCGCCTCGCTGTCTATGCTGCCTGCGAATGGCCTTGTCTAGTTTCTCAATGACCATCATTTGCTGCGATTCAAGTGTCGTGTCGACTGCGGGTGCAAGCCATTTTTTGGCTTCGACAAAACTTTTTCGTGTTGACGCTTTTTTGCTCCAAAAATAGCCTTTGTGGCCAAACTCAAGCAGATGCGAATGAGCTACAACAGACCTTCTTCTGCCACCTTTTTGGCTTGGCTCTAGCTTTTGCCCAGTCACTGCGATAAACACACTGTCGTTCTTTTTCCGAATTACTTTCACGCCGATTGAGTCAGCCAGCGGCTTGCGTGTCGCATCCGCTCGTTTCTGTTTTTGGCTTTTTTTGTCTGCTGTCTTTGTCGCGCTGCTTCTTGATATTCGACGCGACGCCTCGTCAGAAACAATTTTGCTGGCGGCTTTCAAAGCGGCTTCAAGTGCTTTGCCACGAACCAAAATATCAAGCTCTGACAACAGCCGCTCTAAAGGGAATGTTTCGCCAATTGCCGTTTCAAACGCCATTTTTGCCATTACAGTACGACCTCCGTCGTCTGAATCATCAGCTGCGTGTTGTTGTCCATCGCCAGCACCCGGCTCACTTCGTAGTAAGTCTGCGTCAGTGGCTGATATATTCGCATGCTCGGCAGGATTCCGGCGTAGTACCGCATTTCAATGACGTGCGAGACGGTCGCCTCGAGCTGCCTGCCGCGGTACGTCTCGCCGCCGCTGACCGCCGTGATACTGCACGGCAGGTCACGCCAGAGCGTTGTTGCAAACGCCGGGTCGTCGCTGCCTGCAGCAGACGTTTCACGGTAGACGTGGACGCGGTCGCGGTACTGGCCAGCCTTAAGCCTCACGGATAGTTGCTCCGTTTCATGCGGGCCAGCAGGTTCTCATAGGCCTTGAAGCCGCCGGTGACGATCTCGTTGCCCATCATCGTGCGTTCTTCGAAGTAGTAGCCAATCAGCAGCAGCATCGCCTGCTTAAACATCTGCGGCACAGCGCCACCATTGACGCCGTATCCAGCGGTGTACGCTAGGCTGATGGCATCCCACCGGTCGTAGGTTGTCGGCCATGCCGCGTTGCTATTAAGCCAGACGCGGCGACGGTCGGTGTCCAAGCTGTAGAGGCTTGCCGAAAATGTCTGCTGCGTGTTGGTTGTGTCGTAGTAGGTGATCGAAGTGACCGCCGTGACGGGCCGGAAGTACAGCTGCCAGTATTCCTCGTCGCCCGACCAGTTAAACTTTTCCGTAACCGTGCGAGATATAAGGCAAACCTGACAGTCATGTTCGACCTGCTCCCGTGCCTGCTGGATCAGATTCTGCAAATGCTCGTCGTGTGCCGTGTCAGCGTCGGCGATTTCGAGATGCTTTTTCGCTTCGCTCAGCTGCAGCGGTTCCACTGTCGTTGCTGACTGGGTGATCGACTTGTCCGCCGTCCGCAGCGGGCCGCTGATTGAGTATCCGCCCATGTCCAAACCTCACCAAACAATCTGCCACGCCGGGATAAACTTCGATCACGTCTTCGGCCTTGCGGCCGTTCCAGTCACGGAGCAGCTGAACCTTCAGCTGCTGGACTTGTTTCATTTTCATTCTTCTGCTCCTTCTTTTCCAAATACTGCTGCCGCCACTGCTCTGGGTAAATGTGCGTCGGCTGCAGGTTCTCGTCGTAAACTGCGATCATCTCCTCCATGTGGCCGATGCGGCAATCCAGATCAACCCAGACTCGCCGCCCAGTCTCACGGAACCGGTTCCAGAACCAGATGTCGTCGTCAATCTTGGCGTCCGTCCATTTGCCCTGGTCATCCGGCCTGCACCAAAACCACGGCTTCGGCACATCCCGCAGCCGCTCGAGCCTGATGGCCGTCAGGCCGAAGTGTGCGGTCGTCACCTCAATCGGCTCGCCTTGGTACTCGACCTGCGTCTGGCCACCGACCGTAAACAGCGGAATTTGTTTACCCCGCTTGCACTGCATTGCTGCTACAGCGTCATACTTCGGGTCGCTGTACAGGACGCTGAGCAGGCGATGAACATGCTCAACGGTAAAACAGCTGTCAAAGTCGACGGTGATCGCAATGTCGATGCCGTGGTCGATGGCGTCTTCCAGCATCCGCTGCATGCACTGGCCGTAGAACACGCCGCCAGACACGACAATCGGGATGCCCGCTTTCTTAAATGCGTGGTCGATGACGTTGCGGCTCCAGACACATTCGTATCTGGGAGCCGTCATCAACGCCGCGACTTTCGCTTCATGTGTATCCATAGCGTTCTGCTCCGCTTTTGGTGACCTTCTTATAATTAACCAACCTTGACGTAATCGGCATTGTTGGTGTTGGCGGAGGCGGCGATTTCCTTTTGCAGGACGCCGACTACCGAGGTTAATACCGGACCATTGGTCGTGGTGTCCGGCGTGAGTCCGACTTGCAGATAACGCTTGCGGCCATTGAGATCAACGTGCAGCACGGCCTCGGCCGCTGCGGTGTTGTCAATGGTGAAAGCGTAGGTGCTGTTGAACGTGGCAAAGTTGGAGGCCGTGGTGTCGTCCGATTCCTTAAGGGAGACGACGACGTTCGTGCTGTTGGTGTTCAGTTCCGCACCAACAGCAATGCTGATGGTTGCGTAATCGGCACCTTGACAGTCGAGGTTGGCAGTCCGTGCTGTAGTCACAGCGGTAATCGGAGCGAGCAGCGTGGAATACACGCAGCTTTGGAGAGTCTTCATATCAAGTTCCTTGTCAGGTTTTGGTTGATGTCAGGGAAAAGGAGGGGACGGAAACCCGCCCCCTCCCGACGGTCCCAAGTGGAGCAGAACACTTGGATCACTATGATGCGTTGCACTTCACGCCGATGATCGGGCCACCAGTGGTGCTGGTTCCCCGTTCGTGGCAGTTGATGTCGAAGCGTTCGGTGGCACGGAAGTAAACGCTGTCGGTGTTGAAACCGTAGCTGTTGTCCAGTGCGATGCTGATGCCTCGCTTCTGGCCCATCGTCACGGCTCGGCTCAGGTCGCCGAAGTAGGCGATGAACTTGCCAGACAGGTCAGTCGTCGGAGCGCCGCTGTCCATCGCCTGTGCATACACGACTGGGAAGCCCATAAACGTCGGGCCGAATCCAGCGTTAAAGTTGGTGGCAGTGTTGCCGGTTGACGCAAACGCTAGGCGTTGCATCACGTTGTGATAAATGCTGCTGTGGCAATACCACTTTGGCTGGATGCCTGGCAGCTGCAGCAGCTTGCCCATCGCATCTTCAAAGCTGGCAATGGTGATTTCGGCTGGCGTGTCCACGTTGGTTGCAGTCGTAGCCACTGCACCCGCCGCCAGAGCGTTGGCCAAGCCAACGATGCCGCCATAGGTGCTGGTTCCGTCACCGCTGAAAAGGCACTGGTCCTCTTTCACGGCAAACGACAAAGCAACTTCGGCAGTCAGCAAGTCGCCAAGGGCAACCACTGCGTCTTCTGGCAGTTCACTGGACCAGCTGCTGAACACCATCAGCTTGCGAGCTTCCAATCGGATCTGGTCGAACGCCAAGTCCGAGGCGGTGACAGCAGAGTTTTCGCCAGCAAAGTAGCTGGTGAATCCGCTGGCCCGGCGAGGCAGCAGGGTAACGCCCGCACCCATTGGATAAACACGGCATTCACGGCGAGCCACACCGAACTCTTCGACGTTGCGAATAATGGCCGCTTCCATCACTTCGGGAACCAAATAGCCGCCCTTGGTGTTGTCGCTGCCACCCATCGCGGCTTGGATGCCGTGATTCTTCAGCCATTCGGTAGCGCCTTGGTTGCCCTGCACGCTGCGAATGAACTGGCCAGCGATAAACGCTTCCTTTTCGGCGTTTGGCCCAGCATACGAACGGATGCTGCCGATAGCCTTGGCGGACGCTGGAACCTTGACGGCGCTGACGTTGATGTCACCGTTGGCGACAACTTCCTCGACTTGCTTGTCGTCGCTGAACCGCTGGCGGGCAATCGCCTTTTGTGCGGCTTCGACCTTCAGCATCCGGTCGAGCTTGGCTTCCAGTTCGCCGAGCTTGCCGACCAACTCGCCCTTGCCCTGAACCTCGTCGATTTCCTTTTCTTCGTCAGCGTTCAAGTCACGCTGGTCGCCTTTGGCAACAGCCAAAATCGCAGCAACGCGGTCGTGCTGCTCCTGAATCGCCTCTCGCAATTCCTTTACAGTCTTCATGGTCATTCCTTTTTTGTGCCGACTGTCAGGCAGCAAAAAAAGAAATCGACTGCGACAGCCGACGTTGTTTTCCAAACGTCAGCCCGTCGAGTCGATGACAACCGAACTCTAGCGGGAGTTTTTCAAAATGTGCGGCGGGAACATCCCACCGCTGGCAATCATACGCTTTCTAAATCACGAATCAAGTGTCACGGCTTTTTAGTCGTATTGCCCGCAGTTTTGCGGCAATCAGTTTTGGGAACCGCTGCTCAACCGGCGTGGCTGGCTTGGCGGCGTCGAACAGTTCCTGCGGCGGATGGCGGAACATCGACGCCGATGCCATCGCCTTTGGTGCGTCCTTGATGTCGACCACCTCATCGACCAGCCCAATGGCCATCGCCTCTTTGGCGGTAAACCAAGTCTCACTGGCCACCATCGCCAGAATCTCTTCCCGGCTGGCGTCCATCTTGGCGGCATAGGCATCGACCAGCGTCTCGCTGTACTTGTCCAGAATGTCCGCTGTTTTTCGCATTGCCGCCGCGTCACCAATGGCAATCGTGTGCGGCTGGTGAATCATGACCATCGCCCGCGGTGCGGCCGTGACTTTGAACCCGCTGACCAGAAACAGGGTCGCCGCCGAGGCTGCGAGTGCGTCAACGCTGACCGTGACCTCGCCGCTGTGCCGCCGCAGGTTCTCTACCGCTGCGACTGCCTCATCGACGCTGCCGCCAGGCGAATTCACCCGCACGCTGATCGGCCCGTCGCCCAGCATCCCCAATGCTTCCACAATCGAATCGGCCGCGATGAACCCCCAGTCCGCTGGCCCAATCTGGCCGTAAACAAACATCTCCCGCGTCTTGTCGTTAATTCGCAGCATCGCACAGCCTCCATTCCATGTCGAAATTAAAGTCGTTTCGGTCCGGCATTCTGCTTGGCCGGTAACATTCAAACTGCTCCATGTACGCAACCGCACCGGACAGCGAATTGTCTGGCAGTCCGTCGTAATGCCGGAACCCGTCGGCATCCGTTTCGTGAATTACCCGCTGGACTGCCCGCCGCCTGAAATACGGTTCCATTGTTTTCAGGATGGCAAGGTCCATGCCCTGAGCATCAGTGACCAGCGTCTGAATCTGCTGGATGCCAGCCCACTGCAGGAACTCGCAAAGGTTGATAACCTGCACCTCAATCTCGGCCTGTTCGCTTAAATCCGCTTGCGGGTACATCTGGCGAGCCTGTTCAGTACAAACGCCCAGGCTGCTGCTGACGCCGCCGGTGTTGTAGACCCGCATCTTTGCTTGGCCTGTCGCCTCACCGCAGGCCGCTTGAACAACATGGAAGATGTCGCTTAAGTGCGTGTTGTGCTGCCGCAGGTAGGATGCCGCTTGAGGCAGCGGCTCAAACATAAAGAAGCGGTCGTGGCCTTGCAGTAGTCGCAAGGTCTCGGCACAGCCTTTATTTGGCCCGACACAGACGAAGACACGTTCACTCATAAGCTGGCCAGCTCCTTGACGCCGTCAGCACGCCATGCCGCAAGCAGCGACTGCACCGCCGCCACAAACTCGGCAGGTTGTTTGTCCGCTGCCGCCAGCAGTGCCTCCTTGTGACGCTGACAGTATCCGGCTGCATCGCAGTCTTCCGCACCAGCCGTCGACTCGAGCCGCTCCTGCCAGCGTGTGTAAAAGCCGTCGACCCATTCGACGAAGTTCTTAGCCCGAAGTCCTCGCTGCTCGATCCGGTTGCACTCGACGCCGACCATATGCTGCAGCTGGGCCTGTGCGGCTGGCGCTGCGTTTGGCGTTTCGGCCTCGTCGGCGTCATCGTCGCTGGACGTGTCGCCGCTGGGGTCCACTTCGTCGGTCGTGATGTTTGGGTTGCTGTAGGTGTCGCCGCCGTCGTAGGGGTTCATGTCCAGCTTGGCCCGTGCTTCGTTCGGGTTGATAATCTTGTGGACGATGCCCTGAGCCAGCGTGTCTACGGTCGTCTTCATGTCGGTCATGATGAGCGTGCCGCGGTTGAACTTGAAGTAATACTGGTCGGCCAGTTTCTCGCGGTCAGTCAATAGCTTGGCCCGGCACTGCATCTCCCACTTCACCAGCCAGCGGTTCAGGCAGGATTGCAGTTCAGACAGCTGCTTTTGCTCAAGACTGCTGTAGCTGCTGCGGGACTCATCGCCTGGCATCGACTCCAGACCAAACCACAGCATGATGTCCGTGCGGTTAAACTTCTGCTGTTCGACGAACTGAGCGTCGTGGTTGCTCATCGTCAGGACGTTGGCCGTCACGCCTTCCCGCAGCAGGCCGACCAGTTCGCCGTCTTCGTTGTGGTGCTTGCGGAAAGTTGTCAGGAACTCCGACGCCTGCTTCTCGTCACGGAATGAACCCGGCGGAGCCTGCAGCATCATCCGGCCAGTGAATCCTTTTTCCGATTGCTTCGTCGCCAGCCGCTGACCGTTCAGGCCCATCGACAGCGACTCCCTTGCAACGCTGGCAAACGACTTGCCCTCGACGCCGTCGTAGCCGAAGCCTTGGATGTGCAGGACATCCCGGTCGTGAATCACGACGGTCGTCTCTGGGTTGGCGGTCATCGCCTCCTCGAAGTTGCCGGAATAGGCAGCAATGCGGTCGTGGTCCATGTTTGGATTGGTCACGTGGTACTTCTCGCCGCCAACCATGTAGGTCTTCGTCCGGTCAGGCATCAGCGGCAGCAGCTCCGTCGGCCTGCCTGCTTGGCGAATCACTACCGCCCGGCCGTTGCCCCAGCCGATGGCGTGGCCCTGTATCGTCTCCTTCCAAACGTCGGCGGTCTGATAGTCGTTAGGCTGCCACCGCAGCAGGTTCCAAACTGCATGGCCGATGCCGTCGTCGCTCCCGCCGCCCGGTAGCTTGCGGCGAATCTCCAGCGGCATCTGGCCGACCATGCCGCTAATCTTGGACATCGCGTACCACACGCCAGCCAGTCCCAGCATGGTGTGCGGATTGACTGGCGTCACGCCGTCATCGGTTCCATTGAACCACTTCAGCAAGCCGTTAATTCCGAATCCCATCCGTGCCACTCCGTTAGCCGATAAAAAGGTTGCCTGTGAACTTCGACTTGCAAACCATCACTGCCCGCATTGCCATCAGCGACGCCACCGCCGCATCAATCTTTTCTTTGCTGTGCTTCTTGTCCGGCATCACCTGATCGCGGCTGTTGCGGTTGATGCTCATATTGAGGGCACACCACCGCAGCACCGAGTCATTGATTGCCGGACGCAGCCGACCTTCCGCCGCCGCATTCTGGAACTCGAGCAGCACTTCGTTGAAATGATGATGGGCCTGCGGCATCTTCACCGCCGTCAGTCCGGCCGCATCCAGTTCGTCGCCAAGCTGGCTGGCGTTGTACGGGTCAAACGCCACCATCTGGATGCCCAGCTGTTCGCATTCATCCAGCAGCGAATCCCGCAGGCTGGCCACAACGTAGCGGCACTTCACCAGCTGGCCGCCATGTATCCAGTGACTCCACGGCTGCTGGGTCAAGTCCCGCCTCGACTCCTCGCTGATAAACGCCCGGCTCCGCATTTCGTAGCGGTAAACCGGCCGCAGGTTTCCGGCAGCGTCTTCCGATTCGCCGACCTTGAACCGTGCCACCAGTCCGTATGCCGCAAGGTCATCCTTGCCGCCGAGGTCAACGCCAGCCGCAATAGCGTCGGCTTCGTCCCAGTTCGATAGCGGTGCGGCGATGCTGTCCCACAGTTCGGCCGTGATGCCGTTCTCGACGCTGCTGACGGTGCGGTTGCAGTGATACCGCATGAAGTCGTGCCGAGCCTGCGGCTTGTTCTTGGCCTTGGTCGCCTGCTCGGCCAGATAGTCCAGCTTCACCGAGACGCCAAGATTCGGATTGGCCTTGACCCAAACGGCTGAGTCAAACGGGTCGTCGGCCTCGTCAATCTCGTAGATGATGCCGAACGTGCTGTCGTCCTGCCAGTCGCCTTTGATGACGCCGCGGGTGTAGGCCAGCTCCTCGTTGTAAATACGGCTGCGGTCGTTGCCTGCCGTCGTGATCATCACCTGCATCGGCTGAGTGCGTGCGGCACTGCCTGTCGTCATCGTGGCGTAGAAGTCGCGGTGATATTCCTGCCACGCATGCAGCTCGTCGAAGAACACGCCGTGAGGGTTAAGCCCGTCGTACGGCCGGTCGCTGCCCAGTGGCCGAAGGAAAGAATTGGTTGCCTCAAAGGCCACGTTGTCTTTGGTCACGCTGGCATGCCGCCCAAGGTACGGCGACTGCCGCAGCATCCGGTTTGCTTCCTTGTGAATGATGCGAGCCTGATCCAGCTTGGTCGCACCGATGTAGACTTCGGCCCCAGCCTCGCGGTCGGCCGCCGTCAGCAGCAGCGCCAGCCCGGCACAGTAGGACGACTTGCCGTTCTTCCTAGCAACGCTGATAAACGCCCTGCGGAAACGGCGGGTCCCGTCCTCCCGTTCCCAGCCGAACAGGTTCCAGTTAATGAACGCCTGCCACGGTGACAAGTGAAACGGATGGCCGACAAACTCTCCAATTGAATGACGCAGCAGCAGCGGGAAGAACTGGCACGAACGCTCGGCCCGCTGCTGGTTCAGCCGGTAGGGAAAGTCCGGCGTTTGCTGCTTCGCCAAGTCCCGCTGGTATCTGGCCACCGCCGCCTTAACCATGTCGCACGCAACCACTGAGCCATCCTGCACATCGTCGCAGTAGCTTGTCAGGGTGTCGCGATACGCATGAGCTTGAATCAACCGATGCCTGCTTTCATAAATTCAGCGAACGGGTCAGTGTCCTTTTGCTGCTGGTCGACCTTCAACCCTGCCCGGTCCACAGGCGAAAGGCCGAACTGCTTGCCGAGCCGGTCGTATTGCCCGCACAGTTTCAGGTAAATCTCAATCAGCTTTCCATCCAGCGGCGACGATTCAATCGCCTGCTGTAAGTCGTTGAGCTGTTGACGGATGAACGCCAGTTGGTGCAGCTTGCCTTCGTCGCAATTCTTCAGCACGCTTTCCGGCAGCGTCTCCATTACATGCTTCCATTGGCGTTTACCGTCGTCACGCAGTGATTCCGGTGGAGTCAGTTCCAGTGGTGCGTTGCTAAATATCACAGACTCTAAACGGTTGCCGTGCCGGTCCTCCCGGTAGGTGCCGTCCAGTTTGTGCTTCGCTGCAATCTTTGGTTTGCGTCCTTGTTGGCCTTTGTAACCAGCCATTTTTGAGTCCGTTCGTGTGTGAAAGTCAAAAAAGTCCGTCATTTTGCCAAAATGCGTTCGTGTG